TCACCATCAACGTGCATATCGTTTTCTCCTAGTGGTCCGTCTGATGTTTCTATATCATTAGACACAACAGAAACGTGAACTACTTTGTTTTCTGAGTTTAAGTGAGCAAAATGAGCCATAAGCTATTCCTCTCTATTACGCGTCGTTTAATACTTCGTAAGATATGTAAAGATCTAAATCTCCAGAAGCACTAGCTCCGCCTTTTAGAATGTCTGCTTCCATCATATAGATTGGAGAGTCTACAAGTACAAGAGTAGAGTCAGCTGGGACTGCTACTGTTTTTGCTAGATATACTGTTGAAGCACCTGTTGCTGTGATACCTGTTGCACCATTACCCATTCCGTCAACAAATAAATCTACATCTGCTGAACTAGAACCGTCTACGTTTGCTACAGTAATTCTGTTAATTTTTAATATTACGTCTGATGCAACTGTTAGTAAAGTTGCTGTTAAAGTATTTGATAGATTAAAACCAAGGTTACCACCATTGATTGTTGCTACATTTACTAGATTCGGGTTTGCCATAATTTATTTTCTCCTTGCGTTATTCTTATCCGAAAATCATTGCCATTGCAATAGCTTTTCCTACTGTTGATAAAGGAGATCCAGCCGCATTTACCGACCCTGTTCCTTTAGGTACTAAATTAATACTAATATTACTATCTCCACCAGAAGCCGTAAATGCTGGTGCATTTCCAGTAGCTGCATTTGCGTATGTTAATTCATTAACTGCTGAACCTGTAGCTGTTAATAAAAATAATTCATTACCATTTGTGTCTAAAATTGAAGTACCAATTTTAGGTGAAGTCAGTGTTTTGTTTGTTAAAGTTTGTGTTCCAGTAAGAGTTACATCTCCTACACCTATTTGATAGATGTCCGGGTTAGTTCCATCATTTGCAGTTGCAAATAAAATAGCGTCACCTTTTTCAGTTGCTGAAAAAGTAAATGTATCTCCTGATCCAGAAGTATATTTAAATTGTACTGTGTAAGCACCTGATGTTGAATTTCTTAAAAAATAAAATGTTTGTGCATCTAAAGGAATTGTTACAATTTGATTTCCAGTAATTGAACCTGTAAGTTCAATCATTCTGTGAGACATAGTAGCACCAGCTGATCCATCAGAAACTGTAAGATCTGTAGTTTGTGCACCACCTGCTATTGATTGTGCAGTATATCCACCTGAAATTTGTTCTATTATATTTAAGTTGGTGTTAGTTTTTGTTCCCCATGTACCGGCGTTTTCACCAGTTGCCATTAGTTCTACACCGAGAGCCGTATAAGTTGATGCCATAATTTTGTTCTCCTAATTAGTATCTTTTTTTAATTTGTTTTATACTCATTGTCAATAACATATTATATTAATTACCTGCAGTAACAGTAGTATAATTTGCTGTTTGTGTAGCTGTTATTGTTTCATAACCTAAAGGCGCTACATTACCTACACTAGCAGTTGCAGAAACTCCTGTCAATCCCATAACATCTGCTGGAGTTAAAGTTCCTGTTGTTGAGGTAGCAGAAACTCCCGTTAATCCCATAACATCTGCTGGAACTAAAGCACCTGCAGTCGATGTCATACTTAATCCTGTTAAAGCTACAGTAGGATTAGAGTTAATAGAAGCAACTCCAAGAGCTGAAGTTGCACTTAAACCAGTTAGTCCCATAACATCAGCAGGAACTAATGTACCTACAGTTGATGTTGTTGACAGACCAGTTAATGCTAAATTTATACTAAAGTCTATACTTAATGATCCGACGGCTGATGTGGCACTTACTCCTGTTGGAGTTAATGTAAGATCAGATGATGCAATTGTTGTTCCAACTGAAGAAGTTGCAGAGACTCCTGTTAGTCCCATTACACTTGCAACATCTAAATAATATTCACCGCCCCAACCAGTTGTTGTAGATCCCCAAGTTTGATTACCCCAACTTACATCTGAACCTATACCTGTGGTTGCTTCAACACCAGTTAAAGAAACTGTTATTCCTGAAGCTCCCCAATTTTCAACACCCCAATCGTCTGAACCCCAACCTGTATTTATTTCTGTTAAAACATTAGGCGAACCTATTGATGAAGTAGAAGAAACTCCTGTTAGTGTAAAAGTTGCGTCGTTAAGTTCTCCCCAATCAGCATCTCCCCAACTTTGTGCACCCCAACCTAAAACAAATGCATCTTCTATTCCCCAAAGATTTGCACTCCAATTTCCTGCTCCCCAAAAATCAGAGTTAGGTGTGTTTGCTTGCCCTCCCATTCCTGAGTGATTTGTACAATAATAATAAAGAGTTGGTGCACCAGATGCTACTTGAATTTGTGTGTAAGCTCCAGATGATCCTGGAGTTCCATATGTTGTTACACCGGTAGTGTACTCGTCACCTCCGCTATGTGTTCCATTACTTGTTGTAGAAAATCTTAAAGGGTGATTAGAATTAGAACTGTCTGCTTGATCAAAATAAAAAGTTGCGCCTTCAACTAATTCTAAAGTAGGTTGTTGTACCCCGTCGATAAAATATTTATTACCACCACCGGTGCTAACTACTGTTACTGTAAATGTTCGGGTTACGGACATAAGGACTTACCTCCTTATGCTATCCTGATAATTGCGTTAGATGCGTCAGCTGTTGGAAATTGAATTGTAAAAGTTCCACTTGTTACAGTTTTGTCTGAACCAAAAGCAATTGCACAAACTGCTCTATCCGCGTTTGTATCATTATAAATTAAACAACCATTAGCTGTAAAAGAAGCAGACGTAAAACTAAGGTCTGCAAAGTCACAACATGCAGTGTCAGTTGATAAAGCTGGAGTTACACTTGTAAGTGTTCCACCACCTGCAGAATAAGCAGATCCTGATGTGTTAGAAATTTCGTTTGATGAACTATATGCTGTTGTAGATTTATTTAAAGTAGCATCACTTGTGTATAAAGCTAGTTTAAAAGTGTTTCCAGATGATGCCGTAAAATTGTGTAAAGCTTGTAAAACTTCTGCTTTAAAACTGTTACATATTGCCGATGTTATTGCCATAATATTTTTCTCCTAATTATTGAGGCGGTGACTCGATTGGTATTCTTAATGTTCCATCCGTGTAATCGTCTCGTCTTCTTCTTCCAATTTGCATCGCTGCAAACTTTTGTAGTTCTTGTTTATACTTTCCGTCGTATAATGTCAACATATCTGTTGGACCTTTTAAAAATCCATATGCCTCTACTAAACAAGCATATAACAGACCTTGAGGGAAATATAAACTAATATAATTAGTTTGATTACCCGATTCTAAAGTAGCTGGCATTTTATTATAATATATTCTAAATATGTAATTAGCGTCTGGTGTTGGTGCTAAATAGATAGATCCTGAAGTAGTATCTGATAATCCTGTTGCTCCACCAAACATAGAGTAATATTTAGGCTTACCTGTAACATCCGCGCCTGATGTAGTGGATCCTTCTGGACCTGTTAATCTTCCTACATATTCACTTAAAAAAGTTTGATCACGTCTTTCTAACCATGTACCTTTTTCAGTAGAATTTGCAGCATTAAATACTTCTACACCTCTTACAAATAAAGTTCCTGCAGGAACTCTAATATTATTTACGTCCGTTGCCATTGTACCTTGGTCCACGAATCTGTCAGAATCCATAGGTAAATCTAACATGATTCTTTGTTGAGCATTTAAAATAAAATTTTCTAATTGATCTGTTGTAAAAACGTTAGAATCTACTTCTGTGTAGTTTCTAATTTGTGTAACTAATGTATTGTAACTAATTCCTGACATAATTAACCTCTATCATTAACGGGTCCAATTGTACACTGAAAACCGCCTCCTGTTGCTGTGCTTGTAGCATTAGATACTAAAGGCACTGTTAAAGAATTATATATTACTTTTGTAGCAGGTTGTGCACCTGTATTAAAAGTTGTTCCTACAGCAGTTGCTAAATAAGATCCATAAACTTTAGCTCCTGATAAATGAGAACCCGCTTTTGTGTTAGCTAAAATTTGACCTTTATATGGAGCGGAAGTTCCGCGTGTACATCCTGTTAATGTATTTGTTGTTCTACCTGTGTATTGAATAGTTTCATTTATGTATTTTCCAAAAGTTGCACTAGTTGCATCTTGATCTACTTTTTCTATAACAATATAACCTGCAGTTGGAAATTCAGACCCATCAGTTAAAACAA